CCATCGACTTCGCGGCAGAACATGCCCGCGCCCGTCATCCCAATTCACCCGGCGGTGTAGCCATTGTGCCGAGCGAGGCGCGCAAGCTCGCTGCACACCCCCTGCGCAATCGGAGGGCAGCGTGATGGATACCGCATCAGAACCGGGTTCATGGGCGGCTGCATTGCCGTTCTGCACGCAGATCGTGGTCAAGGAATTTGACCCGGTGGCATATGATCTGGACCGCAGGCTTGCACGTCGTGCTGCTGGCCGAAAAATGGGCCTGACTGGTGCTCGCTTGGGCCACCACACCCGCAAGTGCAATCAAGCTGCGCAGGTGCGGTGATGGACTATCACACAACGCCTCATGCGATGGCCCGCGTCCTTGTCCAATACATGCCGAGCAATCTGGCTATCCAACGCGAGATCGAAGCATCGCTTGGAACCCGCCTGCATATCTCGGTCATTTCGGAAATTCGCGGCGTTTTCGAACGCTCTGCGAACAAGTGGCCGCGTGACTATGACAAGTCCGTCGTGTGGATGGACGAGCGCCACGAAAATACGATGGACGCAGCTAATCGCAACTTTGTCGCAGCTCTCACACTGGCGAGGGCCGCATGACCCAGGAGTCGCAATATCAGAAGATGAACGTGGTCAAGCGGGGCGCGCTGGAGCGTGACAGCCTGACCCATGTTGTCCGCGATCCGTGCCCCAAGTGTGGCGTCCGTGGTGATGTCGGCTGCAAGCATCGGAAGGCGGCATGAAGATCGAACTGCCTTTCCCGTCCTCGCTTCTTGCCGGTCACGCCAATGGAAACGGCCAGTGGTTGAAGGTCAAGGCGACCAAGCAACACCGGGAGTGGGCACGGCTTGCCACGCTCGCAGCACGCGGTGTTGCGGTAGAAGATGGCCAAGCAGCGCACGGGATTGAGAAGGGCGACATCCCGATCACTATTCGGTTTATCCCCGGCGATGACCGTGGCGACCGCATCAATTTCCCGAACCGGATGAAGCCCTATTTCGACGGAATTGCTGGCGCTTTGAAGGTGAACGACAAGCGTTTTCACCCGTGCTTTATCTTCTGCGAGCCTGAAAAGCCGGGGCGCGTGGAAGTCTTTGTCAACGTGTCAAGTGGCGCGTTTCACAAACTTTCGCAGAGTCAACCTAGCGGCGCGAATCCGGCTGTAGTAGAAAAGAAAACGGCCCGAGCGGTGCCTAGGAAACCTCGCTCGGGCCATGACCATAACGCTGAAAGGGAGCGTCAGGCATGACCGCCAATACACCGGGCAAGCGCTCGGCTCAACATGATTCTGACGAACGGGCAGAACGTGCATTCGCTTTGCACGCCGCCTTGCTTCGCGGTCTGCGGGAGGACCCCGCACTTATCAATGACGAGCTGTTCCACGTGTTCCGTGCGGAGACGTTCGAGCGGTTTAGCCGTGCGCTCGGAGAGACAGAATGAGCCGTTGGTTCCGCCATTACGCCGGGATGATGCGTGACGACAAGCTTGTCCGCGTCTCCATCAAAAGCAAGCAGACAATCGAGCGCGTCCTGTGGGTGTGGGGAGCAATCCTCGAAAGCGCTGCGGAGATTGACGACAATGGACGATACGACCTGGACGCCGCCGAGATTGCTTACTTTCTACGCGCGGATGAGGCTGACATTAGCCGCATATTGGATGCCCTGGCCGATGCTGGCCGTGTGGCTGACGGGGCTGTGGTCAAGTGGGGCAACCGTCAGTTTTCGTCGGATAGATCGGCGGCGCGCGTCGCTGCACATCGTGAGCGGAAACGGTCGGAGAGAACTGACGGTAACGCGGGAGTGGCCACACGAAACGCCGATGTAACGTTACAGGAACGTCACTGTAACTCACCAGAGACAGAGACAGATACAGAACTAGAAACAGAGAAGAATAATAAGGGCGCGTTTGCGTTCGCTGGCTCTGTGATCCGGCTGCGCCGTAATGATTTCGACAATTGGCAGTCGGCCTATTGCGACCTTGACCTTCCGGCGCTGCTGCGCGCTCGGGATGACTGGCTCAAGGGTCAGCCAGAGGCGGAACGAAAGCGATGGTTCAACTCAACCTCCAACTTCCTCGCCAAGAAACAGCAGGAAGCACGGACGGCGGGTAGGCGCAGTGCAGAGCCGGTGATGCCGGTATGCTGAACTTCCGCCCCACCAAGCCGGGAAAGCACCTTTGCCCGGAATGCTCTCACACACGGCGGAACAAGCGGGACAGGTCGCTTTCCGTCACCAAGGACCAAAGTGGCTGGGTCTGGAAATGCCACAACTGCGGATTTGCTGGAGCGATCAATGACCATTCACCCGAAGCACGCAGCATGGATCGAGGCACGCGGTCTCGATCCGCAGCTTGCCGACAAACTTGGACTGGAAACGGTCATGCGGGACGGCAAGGCATGGCTGGCAATCCCGTATCTGGAGGCTGGGCAGGCCATCAACCACAAGTATCGGCTGACCTCGGAGAAGGATCACCGCATGGACATCGGAGCGCCGCTTGCGCTCTGGAACGCGGATTGCCTGCGCGACCCGAAAGCACGCAGCGGGCAAGCGCCTGTCGTGATTACGGAAGGGGAATGGGACGCGATAGCGGCGATACAGTCGGGTTGCGAACTGGTGGTCTCCGTTCCGAACGGTGCGCCTTCCACGGTCACGGCTGACCTCGACAACGCCAAGCGCTACGAATGGGTTGACCGTCACGCAGACGCGCTTTCGGAAGTCCGAGAGTTCGTCCTGGCGGTGGATGACGATCAGCCTGGGCATTACCTGCGTGCCGATCTGGTTGCGCTGCTTGGTGCCGACCGCTGCAAGTTCATCGAATACCCGTTCCCCTGCAAGGATCTGAACGAAGTCCTGCAGGAGTATGGGCCGCTTGCCGTGGCAAAGTGCATCGGTGAAGCCAAGCCTTACCCGGTGCAGGGCCTCTACAGCCTCGACGACTTCCCCGAGAAGGGTGAAGTGCGCAGCTACAGCATCGGCATTCCTGAAATTTCCGACATGCTGGCGATTGTCCCCGGCACGCTGACCGTCGTGACTGGCTACGCCAATATGGGCAAATCCACGATGATGAACCAGATCATCGGGCACGCGCTGCAATACCACTTCCCGGTTTGCGTGGCATCGTTTGAAACGGACGTGAAGCCCATCCTTCGCGATGGCATCAAGATGGCGATCTGCCAGTGCGGCAAGCATGATTTGGCCAAGGAGGATGAAAGCGGCGACGTTGACGACCTGCTGCGCAACCGGCTCAAGATCATATCGCAGGCAGTGGACGAGGACATGGAAATGGACCTCGACAAGTTCCTGTCGCTTTGCCGAACCGCAGTGCTTCGCCATGGCGTCAAGATGATCGTCCTCGATCCGTGGAACGAGCTGGAACACAAGCGCCGCCGCGATGAGACCGAGACGGATTACATCGGGCGGGCAATCCGGGCGATCAAGCGCTTTGCCAAGCAATACGACGTTGCATTCTGGATCGTGGCGCATCCGACCAAGCCGCAAGAGGGCGCGAAGAAAATCCCCGGCCTCTACGATATCTCAGGCTCGGCCAATTGGGCGAACAAGGCGGATTACGGCCTGACCTATCACCGGCCTGACCCGAAGGACAACCTTGCCAAGATCATCACGACGAAGGTTCGCATGGGCCTGCCCGGTCGCAAGGACGAGGTGACGGTTCAATTCGACTTCCGCAAGTCGCGCTTTGTGAAGGTGGATCGATGAATGTCACCAATCACGGTTTTCCTCTGCGACCTGATCGACGTTCAAGAGCGCCGCATCACGAAGCAGGAAATGCGCAAGCGATGGCAGGCGGGGAAGTATCTGGGCGTCAAGCCAGACTACGCCAAGTGGGCCATGGAGGCGGTTCGATGATCCGCGCAATTCAGAAGGGGGATAGGTGATGGCAAGGGGACGACCAGCACTAACCCGCGCAAGGGTGCTGCACTACATCCAGGCGCACCAGCCTGGAACTATCATGCAGATCGTGCGTGCGACCGGCGCGGACCGCAGGCATGTGCAGCGCATGGTGCGGGCGTTGGAAAATGCTGCTATGGTGGCAGTATGACTGATCACCTGAAAGAGCGCATTCGCTTATACGCGAACCAAGCAACAGATGACCTGTTTGACGCGGGTCTTTTGGCCGATGGCGATGTTTGGGAAAAGGTCGAGGCAGAAATTGCCGAAGCCCTGACTTTGTTCATTCAGTCCTACGAGCAAATGCGCGCGGACGGGTTGATAGGGCCCCGGGTTGGTGGCGAATGACTGAACAAGAGCACCTTGTTGCCATTGGGCATGTCTACGCCACCACGTTTGAGCTTGCCGCCAAGATCGGGCAAAGCGCCGGTTGGGCCTATGCTCGTGCATTGAAGCAGGTGGTTGCACTCAACGAAGAATATATGGACGCGCAGTATCAGGCCTACATGGCTGAACTGCTCGGTGAGATGACGGTGGTATGAAAACGAGCACATGGTATCAGTCAGATACCGCAGGCAATGTATCGAGATGGGATGTAACTCTCGGAAGGACGCCAAAAGAGATTGTCGCAGATCTCATTGACGATGGCGCGGTAGTCTGGCGTTTGAATGGAAAGCCAGACCGGCGATACAGAAACGGGCGCATCGTGGCAAACCTTATGCCCGGCATCACGAAAAATAACATCGGCTGATTTTTGCCGCATAGGCAGGGCCATGCCATCGCTATAGATGGTCTGCCATTATGGCGGACGGCTTTGAAAACAATCAAAAGAAATCAAAGCAATCAAACGGGCGTGGCGGGCGTCGGAATGGCGCTGGACGAAAGCCTGGTGCAGTCACCACTAAGACAAGGCAATATGCCGATCTAGCGGCGGCATCTGGCGAACTGACCCCGCTGGACTTCATGCTTCAAGCACTGCGGGACGAGAGTAACGACTTCGCCACCCGCATGGATGCCGCGAAGGCTGCAGCACCTTACATTCACGCCAAGCTAGCCGCTGTTGATGCGAACGTGGCCGTCAATGGCTCGATGACTGTTATCACAGAGATTGCCCTGAGCGGTCCTGATGAGGGTTGAGGTTAAACTTCCCCCCAAGCTGATACCCGTATTCCTCGGGCCTGCCCGCTATCGCGGCGCATATGGTGGCCGAGGCAGCGCCAAGACACGCTCGTTTGCCAAGATGACGGCTGTTAACGCCATGCGATGGGCGCAGGCGGGCAAGACTGGCATCATCCTGTGCGTCCGTGAGCATCTGAACAGCTTGGCCGATAGTTCCATGGCCGAGATCAAGGCGGCTATTCAGGAGGAACCATGGCTTGCCGCCTACTTCGACATAGGTGAGTCCTACATCCGGACGATCTGTGGACGCATTGAATACGCGTTCATCGGCCTGCGTCACAATCTGAACAGCCTCAAGTCCAAAGCTAAAATCCTGTTGTGCTGGGCCGATGAAGCCGAGCCGATCACGGAATCCGCATGGGAAAAGCTCATTCCTACGGTGCGCGAGGCCAATTCAGAGATATGGGTAACGTGGAACCCAGAACTCGAAGGCAGCGCAACGGACAAGCGCTTTCGGAAAGAAACCGCTGATGACGTAAAGATCATTGAGCTTAACTGGCGTGACAATCCGTGGTTTCCTGACGTGCTGGAGCGCGAAAGACAGGCGGACCTAGAGAAGCGCCCCGACAACTACGATCACGTCTGGGAAGGCGGTTACAAGACCCATTTTGAGGGTGCATACTTCACGCACCACATTCGCAAGGCTGAGAGCGAGGGGCGGTTGTCCATCGTTCCTGAAGACCCGCATCTGATTGTGCGCATGTTCTGCGACATCGGCGGGACCGGGGCAAAGGCTGACAACTTCGTATTCTGGGCTGCGCAGTTCGTCGGGCTGACTATCCGCTGCGTCAATCACTACGAGGTCCAAGGCCAGCCCATTGCCGCGCATCTCGATTGGCTGCGGCGCAATGGTTACACGCCAGATCGAACCATGATCGTTCTGCCTCACGACGGGGACACGAACGACCGCGTGTTTGACGTGTCCTATCGTTCTGCCTTCCGTGATGCCGGTTACGAAGTCCAGGTGGTTCCGAACCAAGGCAAGGGCGCGGCGATGATGCGCGTCGAGAAGGTCCGTGAACACTTCGCCCGCGTCTGGCTTGACGTGAAGAAATGCGCAGGCGGCATCAAGGCGCTGCGGGCTTACCATGAGAAGCGCGACGAAAAGCGCAACATCGGGCTTGGCCCTGACCATGACGAAAACAGCCACAGCGCAGACGCGTTCGGCCTCATGTGCCTGACCTACGTCGAACCCGATCTTTATGGCGCTGAAGACGATTACCACGAAGAGCATGGGCGCAACGCTTCGACCGGCTACTGATTTGCAATTCGCTTAAATTTATGATAGCGCGGTTGGGTTCCATCGTCGCGATGACAGACGGACCGAGGAAATAATGACGGATACTCCCGCCAAGGACGTGCAGCCGGTCGATATTCAGGGGCTTATGCTCCTGATGCAGTTTGCCGAGGCCGATGGGGATATTTCCGAATATCTTGAGCCTGAAACCGTGGCCGCTGTCACAGGTCAGGTTCTCGATACCTACGAACAGGACAAGATCAGCCGCGAGGAATGGGCGCAGGTCGCAGAGGACGCGCTCAAGGAAATCGGCAGCACCAAGAGCGAGGTTAAGACCTTCCCTTGGGAGAACGCGTCAAACGTCAAATACCCGCTGCTTGCCCATGCCGTGATGCAGTTCAACGCCCGCGCCTATCCGGCAATCGTGAAGGGTGATGAGGCGGTTTCCTGCAAGGTGGTGGGTTCTGACACCGGAATGCCCCGCCTTGATGAGCAGGGACAACCGCTGTTCCAGTTTCAGGGAATGCCTGTCGCATTCACCGAGCAAGGCCCTGCCGTGGTCACTCCGCAAGGGCCGATGCCGCTACCGGAAGGAGGTGATCCAGAGCCTTTGTGGAAGCGTGCACCGGGTGACAAGGCAAAGCGCGCTTCCCGCGTCCGGGACTTCCTGAATTACACCATCTTCTATCGCATGAAGGGATGGGAGAGCGAAACCGATACGCTCCTGTTCCAGATGCCTGCGATTGGTTGCGGGTTCCGCAAGGTGTGGTTTGACGGTCGGGAACATCAAAGCCGGTTCGTCCCCGCGCTCAAGTTGGTGGTCAACAACGACGCCAAGAGCCTTGAGGACGCGCCACAGATCACCGAAGAGATTGACGGCGTTTACCCCCACCAGATCATGCGCGATGTCCGGACGGGCAAATACCGCGCCGACGTGGTGATTGATGCCGAGGAAAAAAAGCCGCGCCTTCTGCTTGAGGCGCAGTGCTATTACGATCTGGACGAGGATGGGGTTGACGAGCCTTACATTGTCACGATCGATCACAAGTCCAAGCAGCTTCTGCGCATCGTGCCAGACTTCGGCCCCGAGCAGGTGCAGATGGCGGAACGTGACGTTGCCTACATCGAGCGGCGCAAGTTCTACGTCAAATATGAGTTCATGCCGAACCCTGAAGGCAAGTTCTACAACATCGGCTTGGCGCATCTGCTTCACCAATATGGCGGCGTGATCAACACCTTGGTCAACCAGATGATCGATGCGAACACGGCTTCGATTGCGGGTGGCGGGTTTATCGCGTCCGGTCTGAAGCTGCAGGGGCGTGGGCAGTCAAGTGCGCTGCGCTGGCGTCCTGGCGAATACAAGACGGTCCCCGTCACTGCCGACCAGTTGCGCAATGGCATTGTCGAACGCACGTTCCCGCAGGTCAATCAGGTCATGTTCAGCCTGTTGGACCTGATGCTTGGCGCGGCGCGGGACATCGCTTCGATCAAGGACATCCTGACCGGGGAAGGTTCGAACAACGGGCAGGTAGGGACGACGCTGGCGTTGATCGAGCAGGGCCTGCAGGTGTTTACCGCGATCTACAAGCGGGTCTATCTTGGCCTCAAGTCCGAGTTCCGCCTGCTGTTCGACAACGTGGCGGCGAATGCGGACGAGGCCACGCAAGAAGAATACATGGAGCTGCTCGACGATCCTGCAGCGGACATCGCCAAGGACTTCAACGGGCGCGACATGGACATTGCGCCGGTCAGTGATCCGACCAGCGTCACACGGCTTCAGAAGATGGCCCGTGCGCAATTCCTGATGTCCACGATTGAGACGTTGCAGGCTGTTAATGGTGACGTTCGGGAAGTCCTGCGGCGCGTTTACGAGGCTGCGGACGTGGACGACATCGACAAGATCCTGCCGCCCCCACCGCCACCCGGCCCGCAAGACGCCATGGCAATGGAAGATGCGCAGGCGACCATTCGCGGCAAGATGGCAAAGGCCCTGAAGGATGAGACTGACGCGGCGGCAAAGGCTGCTTCTGTCGATCTGGGCGCGGGCAATCTGCAACTGCAGCGCGACAAGGCGGAACTTGAAGCGGTGAAGGTCGGCATGGGGATGGCTGATGCAGCTTGACGCCAAGGACTTTGCCGAATGGTTCGAACTGCCGATGACCCGCTACGTCATGCAGGCAATGGAAGCCCTTGCAGGCCGTGAGATGGCGGCATGGCAGGAACAGGCATGGGAAGGCAACCTTGACCCCATGGCGCTGCATACAGCCCGTGAGCGCGTCCGTCTGAGCAACACTTTCACCGGCAACACATTCGAAGACTGGAAGGCAATCAATGATCCCGAAGCTTGAAGACTGCAATCCTGGCCTGCGTCCCATGGGTTACAACGTGCTGATTGCCGTTGACGTGGTGGACGAGAAGATCGGCAGCATCTTCATTCCGTCCAAGGTCGCAGAGCGGGAGGACAGCGCATCCGAAAAGGGGCGCATTGTCGCAGTTTCGGAGATGGCATTCACGGGCGGTGATTGGGCTGGATGCACTGATCTACCAAAAGCGGGCGATCTGGTGCGGTTCCAGCGTTACGCGGGCAATGAGTTCGACGGCGAGGACGGCAAGAAATATCGCATCGTTGCCGACACTGATCTGAAGGGAGTTTACCAATGAGCGGACGCGACATTTCAGCGGCTGACAATGCCGTTGCCATCACTCCAAGCGACAGCACAGTGATCCCATATCCCCGCGCTATTTACGTGGGCGTTTCGGGTGACGTCCGGGTCAAGATGAAGGGCGGCGCAACCGTCACCTTCAAGGCAGTTCCTGTCGGCGTTTTGCCGATCCGCCCCATTCAGGTTCTTTCCACGAGCACCACTGCAACGGACATGGTGGCGCTCTACTGAGTTTCCCCGGCAGTCGGGGTGAGGTGGCCCGCCTTAGGGCAAGAGTGAGTGTCTATGGACTTGGAACAGAATGCATCGTCGGGAGACGAAGCGCTTGAGGTAGAGACCGGCGATACCGTCGTTCTAGACCCGGTTGAACAGCAGGCGGAACCCGAGCCGGTTACGCTTGAAGGGCTGGCCTCTGAAATGGGCTGGCGACCGAAAGAGGAATGGAAAGGCGACCCTGAGAAGTGGAAGCCCGCGCATGAGTTCATGCGTGCCACGGTCGATGTCAATCACAAGCTGGGGAACCGCCTCAAGGGCGTTGAGGAACAGCTACAGCGCGTTGCGCGGACATCAGTCACCATCACCGAGCGCGAGGTTGCAAAAGAGCGTGAACGGCTTCTGCGGGAACGTGAGGAAGCTTTTGACGCTGGTGACCGCGAGGCATTCCAGCGGGCAGATCGTGAACTGGCCAAGGTGGCTACAGTTGTCGAGCCGATCATCCCTGATGAAACGCAATCGTTCGTCGAACGCAATTCCAACTGGTTCCAGAAAGACCCGGAAGCCACGGCATGGGCGGTCAATCGCGCTGATGAGCTTGCCAAGACAGGGCTTGGTCATGCGCGCCAGTTGGCGATTGTCGAACGGGAAGCAAAGCAGCTTTTTCCCGAGTTCTTCGAGGCTGAAAAGCCCAAGGCTAAGCCAGCGCCGTTGAACAATCCCGGTGCGCGTTCGGCAAGTCCTGCACGCAAGGGTTTCGCGTCACTTCCTCCTGAAGCGCAGAAGGCCGCGCTCGATTTCGAGAAGAAGCGCGGGATTAATCGCGAGGAATACGCAAAAATCTATTACGAGGAGAATTAATGTGCTAGAAGGCACTGAAGCAACCCGCCGTCCGGGGCGTCCGAAGCGCGACGAAACGACGAACACCGAGCGCCGCCGCAGAACTGGTGGCATCGTGAGCAAGCTGGCGATCCCGCCTGATGTCCTCAAAGCCTACCCCGATATGGAGTTTCGGTGGGGCCGCGACGACGGAGACCGGATGCAGCGTCTCACGCAGCATGACGATTGGGACAAAGTTCCCGATGTCGCGCCAATTCATGGCGGTAAGGGTTCGGACGGCAAGGGGATGCAACAGCACCTCCTAATGAAGCCGAAAAAGTTCATGGAAGCGGACAGGGCCGAAAAGATGGCCGATATCGATGCCCGCCTCAATGAGCAATTTGCCCGACCCACCGCTGACAAGGGAACCGGGGCGGGTGATCTTTACTCCGTGCCTGGGAACAAACTCACGGAGGTCTAAATGCCTTTTGGTCTCAAGCCTGTCCGGCACAAGGACGGAACCCCCTACAACGGTGCGGCCAACCGCTATTCCGTTGCTTCGGGTGAAAGCAATGACATCTTCATCGGTGATCCGGTGATCATCTCGGGCACTGGCGATGCTGACGGCATCCCCGGTGTGGCTCGCGCTGCCGCTGGTGATCGCATCTCGGGCGTTGTGGTGGGCTTCGGCGCAAACACTTCGGCAACTGCTGGTTCGACCACGGCAATCAATCGCGGCTATCGCACGGCTTCGACGGCGGATTACGTCCTCGTCGCTGACGATCCGACGCTGTTGTTTGCTGTCGAGGAAGATGCAGTTGGCGGCGCTCTGGCTACCACGGACATCGGCAACAACGCCGATCTCGTGGCTGGTTCGGGCAGCGTCTACACCAAGCGTTCGGGCTACATGCTCGACAGCTCCACTAAGGCGACAACCTCTGCGCAGGTTCGCATCTGGGGCTTCGACCAGACGCTCAACAACACCATCGGTGGCACTGCTCCGGTTTGGCTCGTCTCGATTGTCGAGTCCACCGAAACGCCCGCCGCTGGCACCACTGGCGTCTGATAGGGAGGACGGAAAATGACCACTGTAACTCGTTCCAATCACCCGTCCAACCTGTGGCCTGGTATCAAGGCATGGTTCGGCAACAAGTATGCTGACGCTGGCAAGCCTTACGAGGCTTACTTCCAGATGGAAACGTCGGACAAGGCTTACGAGGAAATCGCTGAAGCCACTGGTTTCGGCCTTGCCTCGCCCAAGTCTGAAGGCGCGTCGATCAACTACGACAGCGACGGCGAAGGCTACAAGACCCGTTTCACCAACGTGGTCTATGGTCTGGGCTATATCGTCACCCGCGAAGCAATCGAAGATGGGCAGTATCGCACCATTTCCGAGCGCCGTGCGGCTGAACTGGCCCGCTCGATGAACTCAACCAAGTGCATCGTTCACGCCAACGTGCTGAACCGTGGCTTTTCGACCAGCTACCCGATTGGTGACGGCGCGGCGCTGTTTTCGGCCTCGCACCCGACGCTTTCGGGCAATCAGTCGAACCTCCTGACCGCTGCCGACCTTTCGGAAGCCGGTCTTGAGGCTGCTGTGACGGCAATCCAGACCATGAAGAACGCTCGCGGTCACATCTTGGGTGCAATGCCCAAGACGCTGATCATCCACCCGAGCGAACTGTTCAATGCCTCGCGCATTCTGGACAGCGATCTTCAGTCTGGTGCGAAGACGGACACGACCAACACGAACAACGTCAACGTTCTGAAGGCCAAGGGCCTCGTTGATCAGGTAGTGGTCGATCCGTATCTGACTGATCTGGATGCCTGGTTCCTGACCACGGACATTCCTTACGGTCTGCTGTCGTTCAGCCGTCGTGCCATGGAATTCACCAAGGACAACGACTTCGACACCGAGAACGCCAAGGCCAAGGCAACCGAGCGCTATGCGGTCGGCGCTGCTGACTGGCGCGGGGTCTTCGGAAGCGCGGGCGCTTAATAGCCCAAGGAACGCCCCTCGCCTTCATAGGAGGGGCACATTTTCCACGGGGACCGCAATGGCAGGCAATAGCTACATCGTCGGACAACCTTGGGGCATATGCGACCGGTGTGGCTTCAAGAAGCGCCTCAAGACCGAGCTTCGCAAGGAATGGACCGGGCTTATGGTCTGTGACCCCTGCTACGATCCCCGTCCGCCTGAAATGACCCCTCCCGTCGTCAAGGCTGAGGGTGTCCCGCTTCCGAATGCGCGGCCTGACAACCAGAACGCGGATTACGTCGAGATTACGGCAGACGACCTATGACCACCAGCGGCACCACGGTATTCAGTAACACGGCGCGCGATTTCATCAAGCAAGCCCTGTTGGAAAACGCCATCATCCAGCTTGGTGAAGATCCGGACCCGGACGAGGTTGACGCCTGCCTGTTCCGCTTCAACGCGATGCTCAAGTCATGGTCTGCCCGTGGCCTGTCATGGAAGCAGGAAACCATCACGCAGGCCGGTGTGGCGGCTACGGCATCAATCACGCTTCCCGCCTATGTGCGTGAGGTAAATGGTTGCCGCTACGTGGACAGCGCCACCAACGAACGCCAGATGTCGCGTTGGGAGCGTGACGAGTATTACAGCTATCCCAACAAGGCATCGGCGGGCACTCCGACCATCTATTACGTGGACCGCAACAGCGCGGACACGGTGCTTTACGTCTGGCCTGTGCCTTCTGCGACGTTCTCGCTGAAACTGGACATCGACCGGATTATCGAGACGATCACCGACGCTGGCGAAACCTTGGACATCCCCGAGGAATGGACCGAATGCGTAATGGCCAATCTGGCGTTGCGTTGCTGCAACCTGTTTGGCGAACAGCCTGCAGATGAGCTTGTCGCACGGGCACGCGGTCTTGAAATGGAGATGTTCGACGCGTGGCGTCCGGCATCCTACTTCATGGGGCCTGCCTGATGCCCGATCTGGACTTTGCAACATCGTCCTATAGCCGAGGGCGTGGTGGGCTTCCTCCGCTGCCTGTGGTTAATATGATCCTTGAGCAGGCTCCGACCGAAAAGACCGGCAAGATGCTGCAAAGCCGCATGGCGCTTGGTGAGACTGGCAACACCTACAGCACCGGCCCGATTGCCGCGCTGATGATCAAGAACGGCGTCTTTGGTGGCGATCAGTTCACCGTCTCGGGCGGGTTCCTGTTTCGCGGCTCAACGTCGCTAGGGACGGTTTCGGGTTCGGGGCCTACTTCCCTTGCCGGGAACGTTGGCGGCGTCATGGTGGCCTCTGGTGGGGCGCTACGGTATTACAACGGGACAACCTTGGCTGACGTGTCATTCCCCGATGGGGCGAACGTCATCAAGGTCATTTCGGGCGCGGGTCGGTTCATCGCTCTGAAGGAAGGCTCGGGCAAGTTCTATTGGTCGCCGGTCCTTGAGGGCACTGTTGATGCGCTGGACTTTGCAACGGCGGAAAACCAGCCTGACAACGTGCTCGATGCGCTGTTTATCAACGACATTCTGATGCTGTTCGGCACGGAAACTGTCGAGTTCTGGCCTAACGGGTCTGACCCTGATTTGCCGTTCACGCCTCTTGAGGCGAGCGTGATCGAAAAGGGCATCCGCGCCACGGGATGCGCCACAACCTACGGCTCAACCTTCGCATGGGTGACCAATGAAAATCAGGTCTGCCTTTCCAGCGAAGACAACATCATTTCGAACAACGGTCTGCAGGAGCGGATTGAAGCCAGCGCCGATGTCAGCCTGTTCTCGTTCGTCATGGGCGGGAATGAGTTTCTGTGTCTGCAGATCGATGCCGAAACGCAGGTCTATAACCCGCGAACCGGCGCATGGTCGGAATGGAAAAGCTATGGTCACGACCGTTGGGCCGTGTCCTGCTATTCCAGCGGCGTTCTAGGCTCTGACATCGATGGGCGCACGTTCACCTTCATCGATGGTCATGTGGATCTGGGCGGGCCGATGGAGCGCCTGTGGACGGGTGGCTTCTCCATCCTGTCAGGCGGCGTGAAGGTGGCTAACGCAATGACCCGCGTTAACGTCGGGCAGACGCCTTACCTGACCGGCGATTACATTGACCCCTCAATTGAAATGCGCCTGTCGCGTGATGGCGGGCAGACATGGGGCAACTGGCGCGCAAAGTCGCTTGGACGGCAGGGGGAATACCGGACCGATGTCCAATGGCGTGCGCTTGGACTGGCCTCGCGTCCGTCGTTTCTGGTGCAATTTCGCGTAACCGACCCTGTTGATGTCAGAACGTCCGGGGTCTCGATCAATGAACCAGGCGGAGGCAGGTAAATGGCCGATTGGCAGATTTTCAACAGCTTCAAGGAAGCTGCGCCGGAAAAAGTCCACAACCTCGGGTCAGACACGCTCAAGGTCATCCTGACCAATACCGCGCCAAGCCTGACGAACACGGTGGTTGGGGATATCACGCAGATCACCGCGAACGGTGGTTATGCGCCTGCCACGCTTTCTGGCGTCACGTCGTCTCAGTCGGGCGGAACCTATACGTTCGCGTTCGGAACAGATGTCACTTTCACCGCCTCGGGGGCATCGTTCGACACGTTCCGCTATATCGTGATCTACAACGACACGGCATCCAATGACGAGCTGATAGCGTTTGCGGACTATGGCGTTGCCTATACCCTGACCAGCGGGGCATCATTTACCCTCACGGCAGGCACGGTGTTCACGCTTGCCTAGCTTCCTGCCTACCCGCGCAACGCTTACCATTACGGTCGGGGAAGCCGGGTTCATCCCCCCGCGCTTTTCGCCTGATCCTGCGCGCCTGAGGGTTACGGCGGGTTCTGCTTCGTTCGTCCTCGCCGCTTCCACGTCGAGCGGGGTGACGACGCCAAAGCTGGACAGGCTTCAGCGTCAGGCTAGCTATTTCCCCGCCGACGGACGCCCTACCGCACAGATGCAGGTGCATTGGCAGCGGACCATGGAAGCCATTGAGACGGCGTTTCAGGCGCTTACAGGGCAGGTTGCGGACCTATCCGGCATCGTTGCCCAAATTCAGGCAGCCAACGATCTGGCATCGGCTGCGAATGCAACGGCTGTATCCACAAAGGCGACTATCGACATCGCAAACAGCTTCACCAATCCCACAAGCGTGGTTTCTGCGTCGAATACAGGAACCATCACCATTGCCGCGCACAGCCGGGTTTATGGCGACGGGACGACGGTGTCAGTCAATGCCGGTTCGCTGTCAGGGTTCACGTCAGGCCAATACGTGACCGTGTTTTACGATGACGCGGCGCGGGCGGGTGGTGCTGTCACTTACGAGGCCACGACAAACGCGGTCGCACAGTCTGGAAACCGCCACATTGTCGGGCAGGCAACTATTCCGGCAGTGGGGGAAGCACCTGTGACTGGTAGAAGCCCATCAGCGCCGGGTTACGTCGTCGAAAAGATTGGCATTGGTTATGAACTGTGACCCGCGCAATCGTTGACATAATGCAACCAATCGAATAGGGTGAGCGCGCTAGTAGCCGATGACGGCCATACCTCAGAAGACCAAAGCAAAGTCGCATTGGTCGCTTGACGCAGAGGCTGTCCTGCTAGCGATGAAGTCCGTATCATGACATTTCTGGTCTTGGGGCTTCCGCGCTCACGCACGGCGTGGCTTTCGCGGTTCCTGACGTATGGCGATCACATTTGTGGCCATGAGGAGCTGCGGCATTGCCGTTCAATTGACGACGTAAAGTCATGGCTGTCGATGGAGCATATAGGCAGCGCTGAAACGGCTGCGGCTCCGTTCTGGCGTCTGCTTCTTCGCCTTGCCCCCGATGTCCGTGTTGTGGTGGTTCGCCGCCCTGTTGCCGACGTTGTGGAAAGCCTTGCTGCATTTGGGTTCGACCGCCCGGTGATGGAACCGATGATGCGCCGGCTCGATGCCAAGCTGGGCCAGATCGTGAAGCGTGTTCCGAATGTGATGGAGGTCACATTTAACAGCCTGAACGACGAGCAGACCTGCAAGGCGGTGTTCGAGCATTGCCTGCCATATCCCTTTGATCGGAAGCACTGGCAGAAGCTCGCGGGCGAAAACGTGCAGTGCGATATGCGGGCACTGGTTCGCTATGCCTCGGCTTTCCGTCCGCAACTCGACAAGCTGGCATCGGTCGCACGGCATCTGGAACTGAAGGAACTGGCATCGCGCAAGCCTGTGGAGCCAACAGGTGTGACCTTCCAGACCGAGGATTGCGCGTCATGGCGGCGTGACGGGCGGCGGCTGTTTGAAGACCATTGCGCGATTGTCGGAGAAGATCCGCGTGAATGGGAAGACAAGAACTGGACGCTGTTCGAGCGGCTTGAGGAGGTCGGCGCAATGCAGATCACCACGGCGCGCAGCAATGGCCGCATGTTCGGCTACCTGATGACGTTGGTTGCGCCTTCGTTGGTGTCGTCAAAGACCACCAGCGCCACGCATACCACGTTTTACGCAGACCCCGGTTTTCCCGGCCTCGGCATGAAGTTGCAGCGGGAAGCGCTGGCACGGCTCAAGGCGCGCGGCGTGAACGAGGTGGTCTGGGAAGCTGGCAAGCGCGGCTCGGGGCCTCGCCTTGGTGCGATGTATCGGCGCTTGGGCGCAGTAGAACACGGCGAGACATATCGCCTGCAATTGACGGAACACTGATATGGGACTTGGAGCAGCAATTGGCGTTGCGGCGGTAGGGTCTAGCGTCCTCAAGTCGTCATCAGCAAACAAGGCGGCGAACAAGGCTGCAGATGCGACCGCACAGGCATCGGCAGAAAACACCGCGTTGAGCCGTGAGATTTACGGTCAGAACAAGGACATGCTTTCGCCATTTGTCCAGACGGGCACGGCGGCGGGCGCACTCCTGAACGACTTCTATGGCATCCCACAGACCACGCAGACCGTCCAGCCCGCAGGGACTGCGCAGTCGGCTTTTACGGGTGGTTTTGGTGGCATGTTCGGCGGCGGTGTCCCCGGCAATCAGAGCGTTGATTGGGGTGCTTATGTCCGTGGAAACCCGGACGCTATGGCAAATTGGAACGCGATCAAGAACAACAGTTCCGGCAGGCGTTTCGGTGGCGACATCAACGCATTTGGACAGTTCCACTATCAGGACGACGGTTCACGGCGTGATCTGACCGCCTATCGCATGGGACAGCCTGCACCGACGCAACAGGCTGCGCAGCCCGCAGTGGCACCGGGCACGGCATCACGCAACGCCTTTGCCGGGTATCTGGCGAACAGCGATTACGCGTTTCAGCAGGCGACGGGCAACAACCAGGTCAATTCTGGCTATGCCGGGGCGGGAACTATCCAGAGCGGCGCGGCCATGAAGGCGCTCGAAAAGTATCGGCAGGACTTGCAGAGCGGCTACCGCAACCAGTGGGCAAGCGGCGTGGCAAATCAGCAAGGCGTGGGCCTTGGCGCGGCGTCGGCATTGGCTGGCGTAGGACAGAACTACGTCAACACGATCTCTGCGAACAACAACGCGGCGGCTGACGCTCGGGCAAATGCGGCGCTTCGTCAGCAGAACATCTTCGGGAATGCGTTGGGAACCGTTGCCGGGATCGGCCTTGGTGGAGGGTTCGGCTAATGGTCGATTGGAGCATCAACGGCGCAGAGCAGGGCTTCCAGAACGCATTGGCTCTTGGTGCCAACATCGGCGGGGTAATCAAGCAGCGCCGCACCGATAACGCCCTTTCAGCATTCGTGACCAATCCGGGTCAGGAAAGCCTTGCTGGTCTGGCGAAGGTTGATCCTAGCTTGGCGTTTCAGGCGCAGGGAGTGATGCAGCAAAGGCAGGCGGCGGCGGCGAAGGCTGCGCAGGAACAGCGTGCGGCACAGCTCCGTCAACTTGCATCGCAGGGTGACCCGGCAGCGCTTCAGGAACTCGCCGGTATCGACTTCGATAGCTGGGCAAAACTGGACGAAGGCAAGCGCAAACTGGTCAAGGCGCAGGCTGACTACACCGGGCAAGCGGCGCTGCGTATCAGTCAGATCCAAGATCCGGCGCAGCAGGCTTTGGCATGGGATCAAGCCATTGATCAGGGCGTGCAGATGGGCTTCACCGGCCTTGCCGACCACAAGGGCAAGTTCAGCCCGCAGGCGTTGAATGCCGCAATCGACAACGCAGGCTTGGTGGATAAGTTCATCTCGCTTGCCGAGCCGAAGTATATGGCAATTCCTGAGGGTGGCACGCTGGTGAACACACGTGATCCGGGGGCGGTTGCAGGCTTTGGTGCATCGGCCCAGCCCAAGCAGATCACCAGCAAGGCGGAATATGACGCGCTTGCACCGGGTTCGTCTTACATTGCACCTGATGGCAGTGTGAAGCGCAAGGGAGGCGGTAGCGGCAACGCTACCGGGGGTTTTCCAGCCTCGGGGCCTATCGGGTGAACGCGTGACTTCGACCTATCGCACACCCGCTCACAATGCGGACGTTGGTGGTGTTCCGAACAGCTACCACACCCGCCGTGGCCCCGATGGCAGGCCGTTGGCGCGTGACAGCGTGCCGCCTCGGGGCATGAGCATGTCGGCATATGCGGCCGAACTTCGCCGCCTGAACCCTGACCTCGATGTCATCAATGAGGGCGATCACGTCCATCTGGAACCCAAGGGCTGATTATGGCAACGCAGGAACAGAACTGGTGGGAACAGGACGAGACGATCCAGCCCGCTACCGCGCCCGGTTATCCAGGCGTTATCCAAGGTCAGCCTAGCCAGTCCAAGATGCGCGATGAGGCGCGCAAGGATGAAGATCAGGCAATGCAGCGGGAAAACCTGCGACTGTCGCAAGAGGCAGCGGCGCGGGCAGAGCAAAGTGCTTCCCGCCTGTCGGTTTCGGACAATGATGCCCTTCGCCGCAAGATTGCGGCGTTCGGAAAACTCTTGCGTTCGGCGCAGGACTTCAAGGACGAGTATTCCGGTTTTGGCGCGGGCATTGAAAACACGGCGCAGGCATATTCGCCTGTCCAAGTCGGAACGCCCGGACAGCGTGACTGGTGGTCGGAGTTCAAAGCTGCTGACAACCTTATCCGCAACGAGCTTTTCGGCGCTTCGCTGTCAGCCGGTGAAAAGGGTGCATACGCTGAAACCAGCGTAGAACCCGGAATGAACCCGCGCGAGGTGCGCACCAACATCACCCGCCGTCTTGAAGAGGCGAAGGGCGAACTTGGCCGTATCGTCAATTCACTGCGCGAAGGCGGCTACAGTCAGAAGCAGATCGACGCCACGCTAGGCGATTACAAGCCGTTCATTTCTGGTGAAAAGCCTTTGGTGACGGAGCGCAAGCCAGAGGACGCACCGCCGCTTGAGATGGCAGTTTCAGGCGGTGAAACCTATTCCACAGACGTGGATAAGGCCATCAATGCAGCAATCACAAAGGTTTTCCAAGAGGGTGGCAGCGTTGAAGATCTGAAGGCTGCGGCAGAAGCGGCGGGGGCTAATGTCACGCCGGACGATCTGGCGAATTTCAAGCAGGCCGTTGACGCGCGCGCAAAGCGTCAGCCGGTCAACTTCATCCCGACACGCACGGGCCGTCGCAACGTTGTTTCGCAAGTCCTTGGCGAGGCGGCAATGACCCCTCTCGGCACGGCTGTAACGGGCTTCACCAATGCCGCAGGGCTTGGCGCGCTGTCACTAGTTGCAGGCGATCAGGTGAAGGGCCTTGAAGCGCTCAATCCGAAGGCGGGCTTTACCGGTGAACTGGCCGGGTCTGCCCTTGGCACGGCGGCACTCGCCAAGGCTGCGAAGATGGGCGTTGGGCGCGTTTCCAGCACCCTTGCAGAGCGCATGGCCGGTGGTGGTGCATTGGGCGCTGTTGCGCGTGAGGTGGGCAAGGACGCGGCTTACGGCGGTATCTATGGCGCTAACACTGGTGAAGGGTTTGTAACCGGGTCTGCGCTTGGCGCGCTCGGTTCACTCGGTGGTCAGGCTGTGGGCGCTGTGGCAAAGCGGGCACTTCCTGCCTTTGGCCGCATGATCGGTGCGAATGCCGATGAGGTGACGCCCCCTTTTGGTGGAGGCCCTGACGGCGGGCCTGTAGGTGGTGCGCGTGAAGCCGTCCCCGGCATGGCTGCTGATGCCGTGATGCCGGATGCGCAGGACGTGGCTAACTCGGCTGACGATCCTTTCGCGCCTGTAACGCGCCGCTTCAATGACGCGGGTGCATCAGGCACGTCTGGTGACATCATGCGCCTGTCAAAGGCTGAGGGCTTGCCGGTTCCTGTCGAACTGACGCAAGGCGCGGCAACCCGCGATGCCGAACAACTCGCGTTCGAGAAGGAACAGATCTTCGGCCCGCTTGGTGGCCCGCTGCGTGCCCGTGCTGAAGAGAACAACGCGCAAATCCTGCAGAACTTCGACCGCTTCATTGACATGACCGGGGCGGAACTGCCCGATCTGGCTTCTACCGGCAACGCTGTGACCAAGGCACTGTCGGCAGGCTACAAGCAGGCCAAGGACCGCGTTAACGTCGCCTACAAGCGCGCTGAGGCCGCTGGCGAACTTGCCGAGCCTGTGTCTTACAAGGATGTTGCGGACTTCATCGCAGAACAGACCCCGACAACCCGCGAAAAGCTGGCACCTGTCCTGAATGCAGTGTCAGAGCAACTGCGCAAGAACGACCCTGAAGGCACCGGGCAAATTTCGCTCAATGCTCTTGAGGATGTCCGCAAGTTGATCAATCGCGCTGCAGCACTGGGGACCGCTGATGCGAACTACGGTAACCAGTTGAAGGGACTGATTGACCAAGCCACCGAAGGCAAGGGCGGCGCGCTTTACAAGAAGGCGCGGGCACTTCGCATCGAGCAGGCGCGCAAGTATGAAAACCGCGCCGTGGTCGAACGTCTGGTGGCCAACGTCAAGAACAAGGCGGATGCAAAAACCACGTCAGACGAGGTGGTGCGCAAGTCGATCCTGACCGAAAGCCCCGAGGATATCAAATTCTTGCGCCACGCGCTCAAGACTTCGGGCAAGGACGGGCGTCAGGCGTGGAGAGAGCTTCAGGGTGCGACCATCCGCCATATTCAGGAACAGGCGACCAAGAACGTCAATCTGACGGCGAACAATGAGCCTGTCGTATCGGCTGCGGGCCTCAATCGGGTGGTCAATGAACTCGACAAGAGTGGGCGACTTGACGCCATCTTTGACCCCGCCACGGCACAGCGCGTTCGTGATCTGCGGGACGTGGTTCAGTATATCAACACGGTCCCCCCAGGCACTTCCATCAACAACAGCGGCACGGCGCGCACGTTGATTGCCTACATGGCCGCAATGGGGACTGAGGCAGGTGGCATGGCTGCGCTCACTGGTATTCCGGTTCCAGTGATTACTGGCCTGAAAGCATTGCGCGGTGTTGTGAAGGACAACCGCATCAAGAAGAAGATTTCGCAATCCCTGATCCCAAAGAACAGCATTAGCGCTGCACAATCGGGCGATTACATGGTAAATTAAACCGCCCTAGAAATAGGGCTTCTTCACGTTGGGAAACGTTTAGATGGCCGCAAATTTGTTTCAACCGTCATTGACGCGTGCGCTGGATAGCAATGGCAATCCAGTCAGCAACGCGAAGATGTATTTCTACGCGACGGGCACCACCACGCCTGCAACTTGGTACACGAACCAGGCGGGCACAGTGGCGGGGACCAATCCCCTGACCTCGGGAAGCACGGGCCTGTTTGCTCCTGCCTATCTCGATCCCGACACGACCTATCGCATCGTCCTGAAAACCAGCGACGGCGCGACCACGATCTGGGATGTCGATCCGGTTCGCGGCTTTGACGAGACGCAGCTTGTTGACGACGCGGCGGTGGCAGCGGCGGCGGCAACTGCCGCACAGACTGCGCAGGGCATCACTGAAAATGCACGCGATGATGCCCTTGCAGCCGAGGCAGGCGCTACAGCCGCGACAGCGTTCATCACCGGCTACTATTCCAACGCCAGAAGCTATGTCCCCCAAGGGGCGGTCAAGGGCGCTGCGACGATCAGCACGGCGGGCACTGGCGGGACTAATGGCACCTTCGATCTGGCGTGGACTGGTGGTAACTTTGACGTCAATCCGACTGGAACGTTCACGGTAACAGGCGGCGCGGTTACTGCGATCACCATCACCGGGGCTGGCCGATACATCGGCAATGCGATCAGCAAGCCGACCTTGTCTTTCGCGGCTTCGACTGGCCTGACGGGGGCTGCGGGCACTTACAACACCGTCTATCTTGTTACGGCGGGCGATGAATACCTGACCAATCACGCGACGGACACCGGCAAGGTTTCGCTGTTCCGCAATAATGCCAATGCCGCAGAAGAGGTTGAAGCATCCTTTGATCCATTCAGTGTCGGGGCCGCAAGGGATGCGGTCAGCGCGGTTCTCCAGATCGCAGAGTTCGGCATTCAACCGGATGGGGGCGTTGTCGCTGGCGCTTGGTACGCCAAGCCGTTCCTGAATACGGACACGACATACACGCTAATCCGTCATTGGGTGGTCGGTAGCGGCACCTGTGATGTGCAGGTCAATATTGCGGACATCACCGCATACGGGCCTTACGCAGCCACAACGACCAGCGATAGCGATGTTGTGAGCATATCCGGCACTGCCGGTCAGAGCGTAGCCGTCCAGCTCGATAACATCACCGGCTCCCCCACCGCAGTCTTTGTCCAGCTTGAAGGACTCCCCACATGATTTACCTTGGCCTCGCGCTCTCGAACGCGCCTTCGATCAACCGCGCTCCTGTTCCTTCCAATTACGACATGATCTTCTTCGGAGATAGTCGCACGGAAAACGGGATTTCCGCCAATCTGACAACGACGGGCTATGCCACCAACCTGAACAACATCGGCATGGCTGCGCAACTTGGCGCGATGTCTGGTCATCGTTTGCGGGTCGGCAAGTTCCCCAATTTCGGCATTGGTGGTGGCACTTCGCTACAGGCTGCATTTGATCCGCGCCAAGCCTCAAGCGGCTCGGTCACGACCGGGCAGTGGTGGCGGGGCACGCAGACCGATAGCCCGACGCAATCCGGTTCCAGCAACAAGTCGATATCCGATGCTGTTGCGCACTCGGCAGGGCTTGTCTGCTTGCTTCTGGGCACGAATGACGGCGCGACGAACTGGCCATCTGCAAGCCGCACGGCAATGACCACGATCATCAACGGCCTGACTGCGGGCGGCAAGGTGGTTGTGCTTCTCAACGAACTGCCGCGCGGCATAAACTCTGCGGGTTCGACGCAGAACACCACCACCGATCCGGTTGCCCTCAAAGCATACTCGGATTGGCTTAAAAAGTGGGATTACAACAGCGGCGATGCGCTCGCCAATCCCAAGGTCATCGTGATCGATACCTGGGCCGATTTTGTCGATGGCACGACGGGGACCAACTATTACAACAAGCAGGGCTATCTGCATGACGGCCTGCATTTCACGCCGTTCGGTGCCAAGCGCGCAACCGAGCTTATGATCAACCGCCTCTCGACGATCTGGGGTGGTTATGCTGCACTACCGCAGCGCATCACCCTGCCCACGGCTAACGGGCTTTCGGTCATCACCAATTCCGCGCCGTTCATCAACTCAAACCCAGTCCTGACGCCAGGAACCAACGGCACGGTGTCTGGGACTTGGGGTGTCGCACCGGCTGCTTCCGACATTTCACAGGGCTGGATTGCCACAGGTTCCGGCACGCTGTCGGGCATCAACGCCACGGCTGTAAAGGGCGTAGAAACAGACGCTAACGGCTATCCGATCCAGCGCATTGACGTGACGGGGGGAAGTCTTGCCAATCTCGGCACGGCTACTGTCACGCTACAGCAGAACATCACGAACATTGCCGCCCTGACAAGCGCCGGGATGCTTTCGCTTACGTCGAAACTGCGGGGCATGGCAAACCTGCGTGTCGAAGCTGGGTCTAACCTGCTTTCATCCGTCAATATCTCGCTGACACTGATTGCGGATACAGCGACTAAGAACCTTGCTGTCCGCACTATGCGCACCGCCTCGTTCCTGCCGATAAACAACGGCACGACCGACATGGCAGATGGTCAGTGGTATACCTTCCTGACTGAACTCATGGATATTGCAGAGGCCAATATGACGGCCTCGCCGGGCAATCCGTCCTCGATCAGCAGCATGACGTTCGCAATCAACCTGCAATTCGACAACCGCACTGGATCAACTGCAACGCCATCGGCAACGGTTCGCATTGCTCGTGCTGGTGTGGCGGTGGTCTCGTCATGACGAACCATGACGACCTGCACAGGGATATTGGCCGGATGGAGGGACGGTTGGACGCAATGGAAAACCGTCTTGAGAAAATGGAGGCGGTTCTTGAGCGGATTGATGGCCGTCTCGCCAAGATCGAAAGCAACGAAAGCGAGCGCCGGGGCGGTTGGAAGTATGTGGCAACCGCCGCGACGCTTCTGAGCGGCTTCGTGGCGTGGGTCGTATCGACCTTCCTCACTAAATAGGAGGCTGCATGACAGTCGATCCGAAGCTTCTGGAGTACTGTAGCACCGACTACCAGCGAGGGATCATACAGCGGCTGATCAATGGGGAAGGCGGGGCGGAGATTGCTCGGGACATGGGCATTCACCGCACCATGCCCGACAAGGTTCGCAGGCGGATTGCAGCAAGGGCGGCTCGGTATGGCTATGCGCCGGGTCATTTCGAAAGCGGGGCTGCTCCGGGCTACCTGCTTGGCAAGGTCACTGTTCAACGCTCGGCAGACGGCACTGTAGAACGGACATGGGAACGGCAGTCTCCTGACCAAGAAAAGGCGTTGGAGGCTCTCAGGGACGTTGTGGACGCCATGGCGGGGGACATCACACCCGTTGCGCCTATCGCGGCTCCTGGTGCCTCTGTGGCGCACCTGCTGACGCTCTACACCTTCACCGACTATCACGTCGGGATGCTGGCTTGGCATCGTGAAGGCGGGGCCGATTGGGATACGCAGATAGCGGAACGCCTCGGGGTGTCTGCCATGACGGCGCTGGTCGGCAGCGCGCCTGCCTCAGATACCGCAATCGTCAACGTGCAGGGGGACTTCCTGCATTGGGATGGGTTGCAGGCCATCACGCCAACGCATGGTCATGTCCTCGATGCCGACAGCCGCTTTGGCAAGGTTGTAGATGTCGCAATCCGGTTGATCCGCCAACTGGTCGCACAAGCCCTGACCAAGCATGAGCGGGTCATTCTTCTGATCGCGGAAGGAAACCACGACATCGCCTCGTCGCTGTGGCTGCGCAAGTTGTTCGGCGCGCTCTACGAAATGGAGCCGCGCATCTCGGTCCATGACAGCGAACTGCCCTATTACGCCATCCGGTGGGGCCGGGTGATGCTCGGTTTCCATCATGGGCACATGAAGAAAAACGACGATCTGCCCTCGCTGTTTGCCGCGCAATACCGGCGCATGTGGGGGGAGTGTGACAAGGTCGCCATTCACACCGGGCACAGACATCATCGGGAAGTGAAGGAGCATCCCGGCGCGGAAGTGATCCAGCACCCGACCTTGGCGGCAAGGGATGCCTACGCGGCGCGTGGTGGCTGGATTGCAGAACGGCGCATGTCCGCAATCACCTATCACATGGAATACGGCGAGGTAGCGACGGCCACGGTCTGCCCTGAAATGCTGGAGGCCGCGTGAAAGAAAACGGCTCTTTTCGTTCAAATGAACGGTCCATCCCCGACCATGCGGAAGCCGCTGCACGCATCCTCACAAGGGCTGCAAGGCGCATCCGTGAAGGCGAGAGCGTCAGGGATGTGTGCGAGCCTCTTATCGACGTTGTGACGGCCCTGAGCGGGAGGATTTGACATGTCTGCGTTTGATGCCGCGTTGAAGGTCATCCTGAAGCATGAGGGTGGTTGGGTTTCGCATCCACGCGATCCGGGTGGCGAGACGAACCTTGGCGTGACCCGCAAGACTTGGCAGCAATGGACGGGCCGCATCAACGTGGACATGAAGACCCTGACGCCTGCCAAGGTCGCACCGCTCTACAAGGCATGGTATTGGGATAAGGTCATGGGCGATGATCTCCCGCCTGCCATCGCCCTTTGCGCTTTCGACATGGGCGTCAACGCAGGACCGGGCAGAGCGGTCAAAATCCTGCAACTGATCGTCGGTGCCGTTCGTGATGGCCAGATGGGCCGCAAGACGCTTCAGGCGGTGCAGCAGTATGTGCAGGCGCATGGGCTGGCAAAGCTGGTCAAAGCCTATCAGCAAGCCCGCAGGGACTATTACAAGGCGCTGGATACCTTCGACACGTTCGGCAAGGGCTGGCTTCGTCGCGTGGATGCTGTCGAGACGGAAGCCTTGAGGCTCGTTCCATGACACCGCGCAAAGCCGCTGCGATCACGTTTGACCTGTGTGTCGCGTGCCTGCTGCTTGCATTCTTCGCTCTGATCTTGGGGGTTCTATGAGCCAACGTCACGCAGTCGCTGGCTTCATTGCCACGCTTATCACGCTGATCCTTGTCCTGGTGACAACCTATGTTGCCGCCTATTTCGTGCCAGAACTGATCGGCAAGGTCGAAGCCTTCGGGCTGGGCACGGTCACTGGTGGCCTGATTACGCTGGCTGCTTCATTCCGCCCTAGGACGCCACAGGAGCCGCCGCAATGATCGCTATACGCTACTGGCGTATCATCGCAGGTGGTTTGGCATTGATTGCCGCCTTTGCTGCCGGATGGCATGTGCAGGGCCTACGCTGTGACAGCAAGCTGGCGAAGATCGAACGGCAGGCAGACGAGGCGCGGGAAAGCCTACGCGCCCAGATGGAAGCCGCTGCGACCGATTACGAGACGTTCCGCGCTGGCAACGAAACAGCCGAGACGCGCACGCAAACCCAAATCCGCGAGGTATATCGCAATGTCGAGGTTCCTACTGATTGCGCCGCTCTGCCTGATGCTGTGCAACTGCTCCAGCGTGCGCGTGAAGCCGCTAACGGCTCAGCTTCCGGCCAGTCTGCAAGCACCGTGCAAGGCGATTGAACCGCTGCCGGTGCCTTTTGCAGATCCGATGCGAAGTGAGTGGGAAGCGGGTGTTCTGTATGCCTATGCTGACTGTGCAAGGCGTCATGCGGATACGGTGAAGGCGGTGAACGGAAAAAGCGATTAATACCGCCGGATTGATTCACGCTTTGCGCTAGAACGCAACGGGAACATTTGCTAGGGTGTCGGGAACGACAGCAGCTCGTCCCTGCCATCGCCCCGAACCATAACGCGATTGGAGCGCATCATGGCTGCAGACTTTATACATACTCTTTCGAACGCTGACAAGGAACGCTTTTGGGCAAAGGTCCAGATCATCGGGCCTAATGAGTGCTGGAATTGGCTAGCTGCTAAAGACGGGCGCGGATATGGAAAGTTCCGTAAAGGGCCTAAATATCTAATTGCTAGTCGCTTGTCTCTCGCGATGCATGTTGGCCGCGATCTCCATACATCTGAGATGGCTTGCCATACTTGCGACAATCCAGCCTGCACTAACCCGTCTCATCTTTTCATCGGCACTGGCAAGCAAAACTTCGACGACGCCGTTCAGAAAGGGCGCATCTCGAAGGATATGTCTGACCGGCTTGCAGGTGCAGCTAAAGAGAAGAAAAACCGCTCGCATTGTAAGCGAGGGCACGAATTATCAGGCCGCAATCTGAACGTTCGCGCAGATGGCCGACGCCGCTGTCTAGCTTGCGCTCGTCTCAAACCGCCAGTGGGTTAAGCCGTTTCACACCGCAGGTTTCTTGTTGGTGTGACCCTAACGGGTGGGGAAGTATTGCCTTCATCCCTCCTTACCATCCCCCGGCATATCCAGCAATTCAGCATCGGCTGACGCAAGGTCTGACAGGGCTTGTGCGGTAATCAGCTTCTGGATGCCGTGCATGGTGTCAGTGGCAGGCGTCTTGCTATATTGCGCTGCCTTGGCGATGCGGAGGCATTCGGTCAGGGCGTCTAGGCGCTCGCTCACTTCTTCCACTCCCCTGTTTCGAGTGCGGTGGCATAGGTTTCCACAGCGAGTTCCCACTCGGAGGGTTCCTCGTAGTGGACGAACAGGCTCCCCCGCAACCAAGCCACCACGTCCGCAATCACCCGCCCCTCTGCCTCTGCCAGCGCGGTTTCGAGTTCGCTGATGCGGGCGGCGGCTTCGGATGCAACTTCTCGCATTTGACGAGGCATGTAGCCATACGTGACGGCAGTGTTGATCCGCTCAACCAGGTCAGACATCACCGGCCTCCTGTGCGCGAAGGGCTGCTTGGGCGATGGCGAGGGCGGGGACGGGTGCATTGCCGTATGCATGTTTCAGCGTCCCGGCCTCACGCACGATGGCTGCGTTATCAAGATACGCCCATTCCCACTCTTCCGGCACCAAGCACAACGCAGCGTCGGTCCATGCTTCTGCGTCGAGGAAGCGGAAGAACTTGTCGAAGTCCTCTTGCCATTTGCAGCGCCGCTCGTTCGAAGCGGTTATGCCGGGCACGGGGAAAACAACATCGAACGCCTCTTCCAGCACCTGCCTTGTGTCGGTCATGGCTGCTCTCCCAAGGCAGCGCGGGCGGCGTCTACGGCACTCTGCCATTCCGCGATGGCGGCTAGATCGCGGTTTGTGGTGCGCTCAAGGACAGCGCCACGCATGGAATTGATGCGCGCGCGTTCTTCCTCGATTGCCTCCGACAGCGCGGTCATGGTTTTTTTCAGCGCATCCCGCATCTTCGCCACACCACTGACGGCTTCGTATGTGGTGATTGCTGCGGTGGCTGCTTCTTGCGCGTCATCCTGGGTGGCATCGTTGATCAGCGCCATACCGTTGCGGCTCCATATCTTGAGTTCGCGACGGGTTGCGGGCATCTGATCGTATTCACGCCCGCCTTCGAGGAACGGTGCCAGCTTGCGCGCCACAGCTTCCACAACATCCACGCTCGGCTGCGCAGGGACAAGTTGGCCGGTGCGGCGAGAAGTCAGCACGAAGTCTGCAAACGCGCGCATGTTCGCGCGGGCATCTTCGCCTTCGCCAAAGTGGATCGTGCAAGACCATCGGCCACCATCAACGGTTTCCGACACGCCAGTTGCCGCCTTGCTCAACCGCTCCAGTTCTTCGTCTAGCTTACTGGTCATGGCTGGTGTCCTCGCTACAGGCTTTGGGCGCATACTTGCCGACAACCGCCCCTGTGAAATCCACCGTTTCAGGGACATCGCTCAGGTCGATTGCCAGTTCATTCAGGACCGCCTTTGTCTTGTCGTTCAAGAGGTCACGAAATAATCGCAGCACTGCCGCGCGACAGTCTTCCTCAGCCGCGCGGCTGCATTGGTCGATGGCCTGTTCAAGCATCATCGTGGCAGCAATCGTCAGCATCGCTGTTGCGCCTGCCTCGCTTTTCATCGCAAGGCCGTTGCGCTTCATCACCTCAAAGAGTTGGTCCCCGAGATGATGGGCCATGTCATGCGCAATCTGGCCACCCTCGTTTCTGATAAAATCGGCTAGGCGCTGATCTTCTGCGCTCGGACGCTCATCATTGTTCTTCATGGCTGTTCTCCCCCAATACGCAGGCGAGGCCAAAAGCCGTCATCTTCGCGCTCAAGTTCTGCGAGCACCTTCTCGACGGCTCCTATGGAAAGCGCTGCGCCCACGAACGGCTGCAATGAAACCGGGCGGCAGGCCTGCATGGCTTGCTTGCGGTTGAGCCACGTTCCGAACTTGGCCTCATGCTCTGCCCGAGCCTTTGCCTTGCGAGCCTTGTTGTTCGCCCGCTGCTGCCTCGCCTTATTGCTCATGGCTGTTCTCCGTTACGGGCGCATCCTGACGGGTGGCGAGGGCTTGGCGGGCGAGCGCGCCTGACGAAACAAGGCACTCACAATAACCGCATTCTTGGTCCTCACTGTATGACGCCAAAGCCTCCCGCAACTCCCGCGTCTGCTCCTCGAAGGCGCGCTGGATCAACACGCCCGCGTTGCCGACGCCGTGATTGCCAAGCACAATCTTGCTGGCAAGCCGGTGCATCCAGACTGGCACCGCCAACTGCTCGGCTTCGCTGATCTGCTCAGGCTCTGTCATGATTGCTCTCCAAGATGGCGCGGACCTGTTGGCCGAGTGGTGTGAGGGCATAGATACGGCTACGCCTCCCGCTGAAGCCTTGAATGGTCCGCTCGGTAATCAACCGTTTCTTGCAAAGCGCCACGGTTGCACCACCGGCATTGACCTGCATGGGTTCTGTCCCTGAAATGAGCCCCAGACTATATCGAGCAACTGCACCAAGCACTGCCCGCTTCTGCGCCTCCGTCAGCCCCGCCGCGATCTCTTCGGCTGTCATTGTCCTGCCTCCGGTGCGGGTGGAAGGGCGTAGAGGGGCGTAGCAGTCCAACCGCCGCTCACCATGTCATCGGAACAGGTCGGGCCGTGGTCGATCAGAACCTTGCCGTTTTTCTCATACATCCAAGCAACCGGCTCCATCCGTGCGAGTGTGTCGCGCTCTGCTTGGTGGCGGTGGCGGGCGAAGGCTTGGACTGTCGAACTTTCGTCCCACACGCCGTCAATGATTTCGCGCTTGGCCTTGCGGTTGCTTACGCATGACGCAGCCGCCTCCCGATCCGCCTGACTGACCTTGACTTCATCCTGCATGGGGTGGCTCCTTGGGTTGGGGCTTGGTCGCAAACGACACGTAAGCTGTACAGATCGGGTCGGTCGGATGCGCCCCATGGTCGCGCATGCATTCCGCCAACCACCGGCACGTTCCACATGTTTTATCCATGACCTGCCTCCTTGGTGAGGGCATCGCAGACGGCTTGATACGCCTCGCTGCATGTGGCTTCAGGGTCGTCTGTAGCGACATGCCACACGTTCGCGGGGGTCTGCTCAATGCGCTCAATGAACGTCTTGGCAGCCCGCAAAGCCTCGATAAGATCGTGGTGGCTGTTCACGGCGTGGACGATGAAAGCGGCGTCCGAAAAGTTCGCAAGTGTTGCAGGGCCTATCGCCGTGAGTACGTCCGCAACGACGGCACAATTCCCATCAGCATCAAGCGCTTCTGTGACGATGAGTGTCGGGTCATTCGTTGCCAGCATCCAAGGCAAAGGCGTATGGGTGGCCTTATCGGTCATGATGCCTCCGGGGGTGTGGGTTTGTGCCGCGAATGGGCGGCGGATTGCAGAAGCCGATAAGCCGAGTGCCAATCGTAGCCTTCGCTAACCAAGGCATCTATTTCGGCATCGGAGACCATGAGCGTTCCCCCGTCCACACCCAACCCATTGGCGGGATTTGAGGGTGTTTCCCCAGTGCTCATGGCTGTTGCTCCCATTCAATCTTCGGTCGTTTCGACCCGAACGGCATGACTAAGAAGCCGTTCTGCTTGTGGTTGCGCCGCCCGACGATGAAGAGTGTCCAAGGCGCTTCGCCTGGTACCATCTCGAATGCGTGGATTGCCTTGCGCGAGCGGATGACAACTGACCCCGGCGTCAGCGTCCTTGATCCCCATGGCGTGTGCTCGATCAGCGAGCCCTTCAGCACAATCGTCGCCGACCAGCGGGGATGATCATGCATTTCCTCGCGATGATCGGCCTGCCAATGATGCAACAGGATGTTGAACGGCCTCCACCACGGCGGGCGGTCGTAATGCTCACCCGAAGCAGTTACCCATTCGTCAGGCCAGAACGGCTGATACCTGAGTAGCAGAAGGCGGCTATCTTCATGGGTGACGACGCGGAGAGGGTGGCTTTCCCTTGCCTGTGCCCACGCGATGAAGCGCGAAACGATCCGGGAGATCATACCGCTCCCCCCACAGCATCGCCTGAAACGCGCGAAACATCGGGATTGGCGGTTAACGGTTTCTCAAAGGTCATGGGATTGCTCCAGTTCTACGCCACGGCCAGCGAGTTCGAACTGTGCCAGCGCACGGCGCCATTCGACCGCCAGCCAAGCGAGTGCGGCAAGGGCGGGTAGGCCGGGGATGATGAGGATGGGCCAGATGGTCATGCGGCTGTGCCTTGAGCTCCAGCCCAGCGCCGACCGGACCGAATAAGGCTGATGGTCGCGGGAGAGACGCCGAACTTTCGCGCCATCTGCGCGCCGGTCATGCCGTCAGGATTAGCGATGATGTATCTGGCATCGACTTCGCTAATCTTTGACCGGCCATTGCGCTCGCCATAAAGACGCTCGCCCAAACGCAGACCATCCGCCGCGTTCTCTGCCATGGTGCCGACCTCAAGATGATCGGGGTTCACGCACAACTTGTTGCCGCACATGTGCCGGATGAGAAGGCCCTCAGGGATTGGCCCTTTGTGGATCTGGTACGCGTACCGGTGCGCCCGCTCTCCACGGAAGCGACCGTAGCCGCTGACGGTCTGGCCACACCAAATCCAGCACATGGCCGAACCGCCAATTTTTACCTTGGCCCAGAAGTGGGCAACCTCTATAGGGACGACGCTCATTCGATGCAGCTCCTCAAACCCGAAAGGGTCGGTGGGTCAGGTGTACCGGCTGAGTGTCAGGCCGAACGGTTTTCAGCGGTTAAAAGCCTAAGGAAACCGGGAGAAAACGGCTTGGGGCGCTTAGCTCAGTGGTAGAGCATCTCGTTTACACCAAAGCGCCGGGTGGTTCAATAGCAAACCCATTTACCCCGTGTAAATCTGCGCTTTTTCTTGTCCGATCCGGTTCTTTCCCGAAAGGGTTGGTCGGTACTGTTGTACCAGTCACCACTCTAAAGCGGCGCTGGCGTCCTTCATAAACGAAGGGCTGTACCGGGCATAAACCTGCTCGGTGACGCGCGTAGATGTGTGGCCAAGGTACTGAGCGATCTTCTGCATCGGCACGTCGGCCTCTGCCATCCATACCCCGGCTGTGTGGCGGAACACGTGAGCGCTGGCCTGAATGCCAGATCGGGCAGACGCGGCTTGCAGGGCCTTCTTTACGTCCTTGATCGGCCCGCCCGCATATTCGATCACATAGTCTGAAAGCGCCGCCGCCCGCGCCTCACGCAAGGCTGTCTCGGCGCGAGCATTGATTGGCACGACAGATCGGCGCTTATTGTTCTGGTGCCTGCCTGCCGGATCAAGGTCGATGAAGCGCTTGTCTAGGTCAACCTGATGCCATTGCAGTTCAAGCAACGCCCCCATGCGTGCGCCGGTTGCCAATGCCAGGATGACGAAAAGCCGGACGTGGGGGGTCTCTATGCTGTCGAGAAACTTGGCCGCTTGCGCCTTGGTCAGAAAGTGGCTTCGCGGTTTCGCGGGTGGCGGCATCCATATCGCCGGGGCCTGCTTCCCGTATCGGAAGCGAAGCGCCGCGCGTAGCATTTCAAGCTCTTTGCGAATGGTGCTGTCGCTACGCCCTGCCCTCTTGCGCTTCTTTGTGTGCTCCCGGCAGTCCTCGCGCGTAATGGATGGGGCCAGCATGTGCCCGAATGACGGCTCAAGAGCTTTCCATGTCGAGCCTGATGGGTCTGCCGTTACGCCATCAATCAACTTGTCCGCGACATAGGCATCCCAGATATCGCTTACCCGTTCTCCCGGCGCGGCATGTCTCGCGCGCCAGAGCTCACGAGCGCGAGTTTCGGCAAGGCCACGGTCTGCCGTACCAAGCGCGATGCGAATCCGTCCGCGTTCTGCGTCGGTGTAGGCGAGGCTGAATTTTCCTCGGTGCTTGACGAGCCGAAATTCTGGCACTCGAACCGTTCAACCTCGCTGGCAGGGATGCGAATGAGGCGGCCAAGGCGAAAGCTGGCAATCTCACCGGACTTGCACATACCCCTGATCTTATCGGGGGAGCAACCCCAACGGTCAGCCAGCGTCTCGGGGCTAAATGGCTTGTTCACTGCAACACCGTCCCTGCGCCCCATATCAGCGCGCTTTGCACCATGGCTTCAGTCTCACAGCCTTCGTTGAACTCGTCCTCGGTGGCATCTTCGAAGAACTCGCTACGTGCGTCTGCACTGCGGATGGTGAACCATTCTTCGGGGGGGATGTGGTGTCTCATGCGGCCATATCCTGCTCTGCAATGTGGCAAAGGAAATCGCAGCGAGGCACGATTGGTTCTGTCGTCGGCCAATCTGCTGGTATTTCATCAATAAAAATGCGCTCATCGTTGATCCGCGTAAGGCGTGATCCAAAACGGCGAGATTGATCTGCGCGGCGGGTAAAGACTTCAGGAAACTCCTTGCGCACCAGTGCCCAATAATTCGGACTGGTAGCCTTCACGCATCCAATGCAATTCCCGTTTGGAAAGCCTAGGTCGTATACGCGGGGGCGCTTGATACCGGCGTTCTCTAAGATCGCAAAGCAGCCTTCCTTTGTAATTCCGCGTTCAATCAATGGAGCGCGCTGCATCATCTCTGGATATTCTGCCTGCATCCTTTCAAAGCGGCGTACATCATCGCTGTCTGCCGTATACCCCCAAAAGTGCAGATCACTTGGTCGTTGAAAGTCCAGACGCGGCGCAACTTTCATTTCCCCCGTGCAAGGTGCGCCGTTGATCCCAGCATGATACTTTCGCTTCTCGAACACATCATCGATACTGGCATAAGAGCCTTTGATGATTTTGACCGGCACATTGAACCAACGAATGCAGTCAGCGGTAAAACGGCGGTTGTCCTCATCCTCGCTTTCGCCAAGGTCGCACTGCACAACGATGGCGTCCGGGTTCTCGCCCAGAACGAGCTTGGTCATAATCGCGCTGGCAGCACCACTGCTGAACCAGCATATTGCGCGTTCGCTCACTGACTGAACTCCACTCCATGCCTTGCGGCGTAAAAAATCATGCGGCCAATCGCTCGGCCTCGGTGCGCAGCGTCGTCACGTCCACGCCTACCCATGTGGACCAAAGCGCTAAGGCTCGATCCGTGAAGGCGGCGCG